GAAGCTTTTGAAAGTGTTGCAACTTGGATTGAGAACCCAAAGTACAAACCAGGTAACGATCAAGTTTGGGGTTTTTATGTTTTTAATAATAGACCAATAGCAGCTCACTATTGCCAAGACCTAAAAGGAAATTATTTATTGTGATTGAAATTAAATTAGATTTATATGATTTGTTTGCAGCATCACAAACTGGTCTAACTAGAGTATTTGAATCGTTAAGACTTAAACAAGATTGGGGTCATAACTACAAAGGTAGTGTCAATGACCAAATAGCAAAATCTATTAGTGGTGCTTGTGCAGAACTAGCAGTTTGCAGATATCTAAATACAGCTTTTAACTTTCATGTAAATCATGGTGCAAATCCAGATGTAATGTTTGGTGATGTAAGATGCCAGGTAAGATCGCAATTACCAAAAAAACATAACAGCTTAATTATTAGACCTAAAGGTAGCAAAGCTGGTGAAATGTATATTTTAGTAATTGATAAAAGTCCTACATTTGAAATTAAAGGATTTGTTAATAGCAGCTTTGTTCTAAACACTACAAAATACTTAACAGATTTTGGTATTACAGACAGGCCAGAAGTTCATTCAGTACCATTAGATAAACTTACACCAATTAATTTTTTAAAAGATGGAGCATGGAATTGACAAAAATAATTTTAGATTTGTGTGGTGGTACAGGTTCTTGGTCAAAATTTTATAAAGAAAATAATTATGATGTAAGAATTGTTGATGCAAATGAATGGGGTAATTTAGATGAAAGCACAGACATTAGGTTATTAAAAAAAATAGATGAAAATATTTATGGAATTTTAGCAGCTCCACCTTGCACACATTTTGCTGGTAGTGGTGCTAGATGGTGGAAAGATAAAGGAATTGAGCCATTAAAAGATGGTTTATCAATCGTAGATGCAGTTTTTAGAATTGTATTTGCACATAAACCTAAATTTTGGGTAATGGAAAACCCAGTTGGTAGATTAGTTCATTATATTGGCAAACCTAAAATGATTTTTAATCCTTGTGATTATGGTGATCCCTACACTAAAAAAACTTGCCTTTGGGGTGATTTTAATAAGCCAATCAAAGCACCGGTAGAACCTAAATTTATAACTGTTAGTGGCAAACGAATGTCAGAAATACATTACAAAACTTTCTCTATGAAACCAAACGATAGAGCTAAAGAAAGAAGTAAAACACCACAAGGTTTTGCAAAAGCATTTTATGAAGCAAATAAATGAATGGAATTAGATATGTATGGTGATCCTGTAAAAGATTGTTGCGTTAAAGATTGCAAAGCAAGTGCAGTTATTATTGAAAGGGGAAAATCGTACTGCCCAGATCATTATGCAGAGAAAGTTTTAAAAATGTCATTAACAGCAGTTGGTAGATTTATTGCAAAAAAGGAAAACACAAATGAATTTGCCTAATAAAAAATACAATATTATTTATGCAGATCCAGCTTGGTCGTACAATGGTAAGTTACCGCAAAGAGCTAAAGTACAACATTATCCAGTTATGCCAATTGAGGATATTTGTGGTCTGCCAGTAAAGGATATTACAGCAGATGATAGCATTTTATTTATGTGGGCAACTTTTCCATTACTGCAAGAGGGTTTAGATGTAGTTAAGTCTTGGGGTTTTGAACTTAAGACTTGTGCTTTTGTGTGGATAAAAACTAATAAAAGAACTGACACAAATCAGGCATCATTTTTCCCAGTAGATTCATTTGATAGTTTTTGGGGTATGGGTGGTTGGACTAGGTCTAATGCTGAAATTTGTTTGTTAGGTACTAAAGGCAAACCTAAAAGATTAGATAAAGGCATACATCAAGTAATTTATGAACCAATTAGAGAACATAGTAGAAAGCCAGATTGTATTAGAGATAAAATCGTACAGCTTTGTGGTGATTTACCTAGACTAGAAATGTTTAGCAGAACTGTAACTCCAGGTTGGGATATTTGGGGTAATCAAACAGATAAATTTAAACCAATGCCAGACCAAAAGGAATTAATATTATGAGTTGGACATTTGAAAAGGTAGATATTGAGCTGCTAGATAACCTAAATTTAAATAGCCATGAAAAATTACTATATATTTTAATTAGAAGGTTTCAGAACTGTAAATATGGTGTGAATGTGTCTAATAAGTATTTAATGCGTAGAACTGGCATAAAATCAGAGGCTACACTTAGAAAGTATTTAGATAATTTAACATTATTTGGTCTTGTTGCTAGACACCAACCTAAACGAAATAAAGCTAATAACTACACATTTGATAGAAATAAGATGCAAGAAATTATTCGTATGAATAATGGTAAAAGGAAAAGAATTAGCCAAAGCATCAAGCAGAAAATACACAATAAAAAGTTATCACAAGAAATTAACAAGGGCAAAGTTATCACCATTAATCCAAAGGTTCGGTAGTTAATTTTTGTAGGTCATGGGTGTCAATTTTTGTAGGTCTTAAATAGAAAATACTTAATAGAGAATAATATATGGATCAAAAGGAAAAGATTAAAAAAGTAATAACTAATATGGTTAAGAATACTAATTTTTATTACAGAAAAGCTAAACAATCTAGAATTAAGGATAGAAAAACACATGACCAAAACAAAAAAACAAAACAATTACAAAAATCCTTATCCAAAGACAGATTCAACCAATACATTGATAAATTGTATAAAACTAATGATAACAGCTAGATTAACTACAGAAGAATTAGATAGATTTTTAAGTATTGCAGCTTTTGTTGATAAAAAATTACCAGGTATTAAAAAACCTATTTGTACTACTAATTTCCAAATATTAGATGTTTCACCAGATAAGGATACTTACAGAGATTCGGCTACAGCACCTGACAGACCTAGAATTATTCCTACTTCTAGGCAATTATCTATATATGAGTTTATATTGTGCCTTTTAATAGACGCAAAGCCTGAACAAAGGGAACTTATGTATTTAAGGAACTTCCCTTACAGAAGCTACAGACAACTTAAAAGATTCTACTTAGACTGGTCACATGAGAAAATAAGATATATGTATTTTAGAGCTTTAGTAGACACTTGCCAAGTTGCAAACAAGAATTTAAAAAAATATTTATAAAAGATTTGACAAGTTATAAGAATACAAGCATGAAGCAAAATACACTTAATAAAAGTGTTTTTTCATAAGACCTCAGAGTCGAATCATAGGGGTAGTATCTTTATCTTTCTTTCTTTCTCTCATATCAATATTACCCCTATACTAAATAACAGAATTATGGCTAACAAAACCAAGTACAACAAAACATTAATTAAAGAAATATTATCAGAATTAGCAGTAGGAAAATCAATTAGATCATGTTTAACACCAATAAACAAAAACAAAGATAGACCTTGTTGGGAAACTTTTAGAAGCTGGATGCGTAAAGAACCAGAACTAAGACAACAATACGAAGATGCTAAAACAGATGGTATTGAATATTTATTATCAGATGCACAAGATTTATTAAATGAAAGCATTGAAAATAGTAAGCACAAAGATAAAACTGATCTTGGCCAAACACATTTAATTAAGTCATTTGTAGATCTAAGTAAGTGGAAAAGTGAACGAATTGCACCTAAATATTATGCAAAAAGGGATGCAACTACACTAAATTTTGATAAAAATACTCCGCTTGTAGTTAAGTGGGATAAATAAAACCATTGATATTGCTAGGATAAATGTAAATTGTTTAGACTGGCGAATGTAACTAGCACAGAAGAACTTATAGAAAAAAAACATAGATGTTCGCTAAATGTTCTAGAATCATTCTAAACTAGAGAGCTAACATAAAATAAATCTATACCAATTTTATACTTACTAATAAAAGATAAATAAAATAAGGGTTAATTAAGCAAAGCAATTGATTGTATATCAATTTGTGAATAAAAACCTAGATTTTGGGGGGTTTTGAACGAACCCACACCGCAAAGCAAAATCCGAACTTAAAAAAAAACTTAGGGGAGGTACACACAGTCAAACAAAGGATTTTTAATGTACGATTTCGATGATGGAAAACAGGGATACTCAGCTATTATTTATGTAATGGAGTCTAGTAATAGCGTTGTTGTCCATTTTGGAGGATTTACTAATTTAAAAGAATGCACAAGGTTTTCACATCACCTGATGGATGACTTAGGCATTGAAAGCTTAATGATCCCTAGAGGTGTAACAGTACATTAGGGGGGTTTTGTTTTAAAATGGCAAACATTGTCATTCCATACAAGCCAAGAGAATTACAGAATTTTTTGCACAAGAAAATTGATAAGCACCGATTTAATGTTTTAGTGTTACATCGTAGAGCTGGGAAAACTGTAATGTGCATAAACCATATTCTAAAGGCAGCACTTACTAACCCCATGCCCAACCCCAGATATGCTTTCATATCGCCAACATTTAAACAGGGTAAGGCAACAGCTTGGGATTATATAAAACAGTATGCCGAAAAAATACCTGGCACTAAGTTTAACGAAAGTGAACTAAGGTGCGATTTACCAAATGGTGCAAGGATAACTATTTTAGGTGCTGAGAACGATCAATCACTAAGAGGTATATTCTTAGATGGTTGTGTGTTCGATGAAACCCAAAGTATTAAGCCTACTATATTCCCAGAGGTCATAAGACCAGCTTTGGCAGACCGAAAAGGGTGGTGTGTATTTATTGGTACACCAAAAGGTAGAAATTATTTTTACGAATTATACGAACAAGCAAAAGAAAACAAAGATTGGTATGCTTGTGTATTTAAAGCAAGTAATACAAAAATTTTAGATCAAGACGAACTAGATGCAGCTAAATCTGTAATGTCTAAAGATCTATTTGACCAAGAGTTTGAGTGTAGCTTTCAAGCAGCTATTACAGGAAGTTATTTTGGTGCAATCATAGAGGGTCTAGCAAAGGATAGTAGAATAACCGATGTGCCTTACGATGATAACCTAGATGTAGAAACTTGGTGGGATTTAGGCCTTAACGATAGTACAGCTATTTGGTTTGTCCAAAGGTTTAAAGGTGAAACAAGATTAATTGACTACTATGAAAATAGTGGTTTTGGTTTAGATCATTATTCAGATATTTTAGATCAAAAAGGTTATGAATATTCTAAACATATATTACCGCATGATGTTAAAGTTAGAGAACTTGGCAACATGGGTAAATCAAGATTAGAAAGTTTATTAGAGCTAGGAATAGCTGGTGAAGTAGCACCAAAACTGTCTATTGAAGATGGAATTGAAGCTGTAAGAAAAGCATTACCTAATTGCTGGTTTGACAAAGAAAAATGCAGAACAGGAATTGAGTATTTAAAAGCCTATCAAAAAAGATGGGATGATAGAAATCAATGCTTTAAAAATAAACCCATGCACAATTACGCATCCCATTGTGCCGATGCTTTTAGGACTGGGATAATTGGACAGGGTGCAGAAGTTTCAGATTGGAAAAAAGAAGTTCCAATTAACACAAATTATATAGTTTAATATGGCAGAAAAAATTACAGACGAAAAATTAAGAGGTATTATTAACTCAGAAATAAATAATGCTATAGGTTTTATGGGTAGCAACTTAACTTCCCAAAGAAAAAAATCTATGGAATATTACATGGGTGAAAAGCTTGGTACTGAAATAGATGGCAGATCCCAAGTTGTAAGTACAGATGTTGCTGATACTATTGAAACTATATTACCTAACTTATTAAGAATTTTTACAGCTAGTGATCAAGTAGTTAAATGTGAGCCAGTTAAAAGTGAAGATGTGCCTTTGGCAGACCAAGCAACTAATTATATAAATTATATCTTTAATAAAGATAATCCAGGCTTTACGATTTTATATACTTGGTTCAAAGATGCTCTGTTAGAAAAAAATGGTATTGTAAAAGTTTATTGGGATGACAGCACAAGCATCGAACAAGAAACTTACGAAAATTTAAACGATCAAGAATATCAATTATTGCTTGACGATGAAAATGTAGAAATAGTTGAAGAAGAATCTTTTTTAGATGAAAAGATGAAAGCAGCTATGAACCTACTTGCACAACAAGCAGAAGCACAAGGTCAAATGGTAGAAGAAGAACCAGAGCCTATGTTGCATAATTGTATTATAAAAAGAACATCAAAAGGTGGTAAGGTCAAAGTAGAGAATGTTCCACCAGAAGAATTTTTAATACAAAGAACTGCTAAGTCTATTGAAGATTCTACATTTGTAGCTCATAGAGTAATGCGTACAAGATCTGATTTAATAGAAATGGGATTTGATAGAGAAGTTGTAGAAAACTTACCTACATCAAATAATATTTTATTAAACAATGAAAGACTAACAAGACTTAGCGATATAGATCAAACTCCATTAAATGAGGGTAGCGAAGATGCAACACAAGACATAGAAATTTATGAGTGCTATGTAAAAACAGATTACGATGGTGATGGTGTAGCAGAACTTAGAAAAATCATAGTTGCTGGTGAAAGTGGTTACGAAATTTTAGAGAATATGCCTTGTGATAATATTCCTTTTTGTAGCTTGACACCAATTATTATGCCACACAGATTTTATGGAAGATCTGTTGCTGAATTAGTTGAAGATGTGCAATTAGTCAAATCAACTGTCATGCGTCAGTTATTAGATAACATGTATTTAACTAATAACAACAGAGTTGCAATAATGGATGGTATGGTAAATCTAGACGACTTACTTACATCAAGGCCAGGTGGTGTTGTTAGAACTAAACAACCGCCAAGCCAAGTAATGTTGCCAATGCAATCACAAACTATTTCGCAACAAGCTTTTCCATTATTAGAATACTTAGATACAGTTAGAGAAACTAGAACTGGAATTACAAGATACAATCAAGGCTTAGATGCAGATAGTTTAAATAAAACTGCAACTGGCGTTAATGCAATCATGACTCAATCGCAAATGCGTATGGAATTGATTGCTAGAGTGTTTGCTGAAACTGGAATAAAAGATTTATTTAGAAGAATTTTTGAAATTACTTGTAAATATCAAGATAAAGAAAGAATTGTAGAACTTAATAATCAATTCATACCAGTTAAACCTACAGAGTGGCGTAATAAATTTAATATTTCTATTGTAGTAGGACTAGGAAGTGGTTCTAAAGAACAACAAATAGTAATGTTAAATAATATTTTAGAAAGACAACTACAAGCTTTCCAATTGCAGGGTAACAGAGAGTACCCAATGGTAAGTTTAAAAAATATCTACAACAGTTTATCTAAAATAATTGAGAATGCTGGTCTAAAAAATACAGAGAATTATTTTGTTAATCCTGATATGGGCAAACAAATGGTTACACCTCCACCACCGCCAGAACCATCGCCAATAGAAAAAATTGAATTTACAAGAATTGCTAGTGAAGAAAAAAGAAAAGTTGCAGAGCTTGAATTAGAATTAAGAAAAGTAAAAGCTAAAAATGCAGAAATACTTTACGACAATGAAATTAAATTAAAAGAACTAGAATTAAAATATAACGCACAGATAGATTCACAACAAATAAAAGCTGATGCTGATTTAAATAAAATGTTAGTCGCAGAATCGACAAAAGATTTTAGAGAAGCTGCTAGAAGTTCACAAATGGTACAAGATCAAGTGAGATCATTATATGAACAAGGAAACACAGGGCAAACTAAACCAAGAAGTGAGCCAAGCGAACAAAGCTAAGCAACTTTTTGAAAATCCTTTGCTAAAAGATAGTTTTGATAAACTTAAAAAATTATATTCTGAAAGTTTATTCAATACTGGTGCAAAAGAAACAGAAACCAGAGAAAAATTATGGTTAGCCTACAATGTAGTCGGCAAAGTAGAACAAAATTTATTAGAAATTATTGATACTGGTAAATTAGCTTCTAAACAATTAGAAGATTTTCGTAAAAGTATTAAAAATGAAAAATTTTAACTAAAAAAGTTAAAATAAGTCAACCTTACACAACAGGAACTTAACAATAGGAGCAAACAATGGCGGATAATTATGCTAATCCCTTACAGGAAGCTGAAACTGACATAACAAAAGCACAAAAAGCAATAAATGGTTTATTAAACCCACAAGAAGAAGAAACGATTGGGCAACAAGAACCACCAAAAGAACAAATTAAACAAAATTCTCCTGAACCACAAAATGAGGAATCTTCTACAGAAGAACAACCTTTGGAACAGGAAAATCAGGAAGCTGAATCGCAAGATGAAGCAACCGAAGATGTATCTCAAGACGAAGAACAAATTGATACTCAAGAGAAACAAGATTCCACCGAAGAAGCAACTTACAAAGTCAAAGTTGCTGGTCAAGAATTTGATGTTACCCTTGATGAGTTGACAAATGGTTACTCAAGAGATGCTGATTACAGACGAAAGACTGAGGATTTAGCTTTAGATAAAAAGCAATTCCAAGCTGAGTCTGAAAAGCAAAGGCAAGACTATTCAACTAAGCTAGGTGAATTAAATCAAATGATGTCTGTTGCACAACAACAACTTAATGCAGAAATAAATTCTGCTGATTTAGAAAAGTTGTACGAAGAAGATCCAACTGAAGCTGCTAGGATTGAACATAGACTAAAGAAAAAGCAAGAAAAGCTTGATCTGGCTATGCAGAAAACGCAATCAGAGCAGAAAAAACAATTTGATGGTTTTTTACAGGATCAACAAAGAAAGCTGGTACAAAAAATGCCAGAATTTTCTAACCCTGATAAAGCTAGTCAATTAAAAACTTCTATGAAATCTACTTTAAACTCTTATGGTTTTAACGACCAAGAGATTGCACAAGTATATGATCATAGAATAGTAATGTTGGTAAATGATGCTATGAAATTTAGAAGTATGCAAAAGGCCAAACCAAACATGGCCAAAAAGATTTCTAAACCTGGTAGAGTTTTTTCTTCTGGAGTGAAACAAACAAAAGCTGATGTAAATTTAAAAGCAAGGAAAGATAAGTTGAGCCGACTAAGAAAATCTGGAAGCACTAAAGACGCTGCTAGTATTTTCTTGGATATGATTAACAATAAATAAACTCAACAACAAAGGGAAAAACTATGGCACAAGTAACAAATACTTATAGTACATATGATGCTGCTGGTGAAAGAGAAGATCTATCTGATATTATCTACTCAATCTCTCCAACAGACACTCCATTTATGAGTGGTATCGGCAAATCCAAAGGAACTGCTGTATTACATGAATGGCAAACAGATGCTTTAGCTGCGGCTGCATCTGACAACTACCAAATTGAGGGTGACGAAATCGCTTTCGCTGCTCCAACAGCTACAACTAGACTTGGTAATAGAATGCAAATTTCTAGAAAGTCTGTAATTGTATCTGGTACTTTAGATTCAGTATCTAAAGCTGGTAGAAACAATGAGTTAGCTTACCAAATCTCAAAAGCTTCTAAAGAGCTTAAAAGAGATATGGAAACTTCTCTAACTGCAAACCAAGCACCAGTAACTGGTGATGACTCTACTCCTAGAAGATTAGCTGGAATAGAATCTTGGTTAAAAACTAACACAGACAAAGGTGGCGGTTCTGGTGCAGATCCATCAACTTCTGGAACTAATGCTAGAACTGATGGAACTCAAAGAGCTTTCACAGAATCTCAACTTAAATCAGTAATTAAAAAATGCTGGGATGAGGGTGGTGATCCATCTATGGTTATGCTTGGTTCATTCAACAAACAAGTTCTATCTGGCTTTACTGGTGGTTCAACTAGATTTGACCCAGCAGAAAACAAAAGATTAGTAGCTGCTGTTGATGTGTATGAGTCTGATTTTGGTGCGATGACTGTTGTACCTAACAGATTTAGCAGAAGCAGATCAGCTTATGTAATACAACCTGATATGTTTGGCGTTGCGTTTTTAAGAGATTTCCAACTTATGGATCTTGCAAAAACTGGTGATGCTACTAAACAGGCATTGTTAGCAGAATACACACTTGTTTCTAAAAACGAAAAAGCAAGTGGTGGTATTTTTGATTTAACAACATCATAATCTTAATAGTATATGGAGGGGAGCAATCCCCTCTGTATTTTAAATCAATCAATTTTGTTTGGTCTTTGAAGTCAATCAATGGCGGAACGAAGCAAATAAAGGAAAATAAAAATGAGAACATTAAACGATTATTTTATAACTGGAAGAATCTCTGACATATCAACTGCTGGTTCTACATTTGTAGCAGTACCAGATGGTGGCAGAATAATTAAAATTATGTCTGTACTACAAGGTGCTATTAGTGGTGGTAACGCTGCAATTACTTTTGAAATTGGCGGTGTTGCTGTAACAAACGCTGGATTTACAGTTGCTCATTCAGGTTCTGCGGTAGGTACAATGGATGGTTCTGTACCAACAGCATTAAATGAAGTTGCAGAGGATGGTTCAATCGAAATGCTTACAGATGGTAACTCTACTGGTGCTAAAGCACTAGATGTAACATTTGTAATCAGAAGATAATTACAGAATTTAGGGGATCTTGCCTAGCGGTACTTCCCCTAAATACACAACAAAAATTTATAGGAGAAACAAACTATGCCAATGGTAGGAAAAAAGAAATTTGCTTATACAAAAAAAGGTAAAATGGCAGCTAAGAAAGCAGCTAAAAAAATGGGCAAAAAAGTAAAGAGAAAATACTAATGAGAGGTAAAATGAAAGGCAAAGCAGTTCTGACTGCTAAACAAAGAACTTTACCTAAAAAGCTTCAAGCAAAGATTGTTAAATCTAAAATGAAGAAAAAAAGAAAATAAGGAGTAAAATAACATGGCTTTTAATTATGGTTTAAGACCAACAACAGTACAAATGATGAGTTCATCAGGTACATCAAGCCAATCAAGTGCATTTGGTTCATATACTTACTATGTAAGAATTTGTGCTGATGCTGATTGTCATATTTTGTTTGGTTCAAATCCTACAGCTACATCAAGCAGTATATTTATCCCAGCAGATCAACCTGAAATATTTAAGGTTAATCCAGGTGAAAAAGTTGCAGCTATAGGTTCAGCAAATGTTTCTGTTTCTGAACTGTCATAGTGGCTAGGCAAAAATTTGTTCATTTTGTTCCAAGACCTAAACCAAAAAAATTAGGTAAGCACAAGAAAAGATTAAACAAATCAGAAAAAAGACAAATGAAACTTACAAGGTATAAAGGGCAAGGTAGGTAATGGGTAAGATTAGTACAGAAAAAACTGGATTACTTACAGAAAATTTTTATGCTACTGAAAAAGGTGTAGTTCAAGAAAGAACAATAAATCACAAACCTATTATTGAAAATAATAAAAAATTATATAATCAAAATGATGGGTATAGCCCAGACAAAGGTTTAAAAAGAATAGCATCTATACCAACACTTGTTTTAGAAGTTTGGGCAAAAGAATATAATGGTGATCAAAACAAAGGTAATTGGTTTGCTTTACCAAAAGATGTTCAAACAAAAATTTTAAAAGAAAAATTAAACAGTTCTGATTATAGATATTTCAGAACAGCACCAGGTAAATTTTAATGGCACTATCAACATATTCAGAACTAAAAACATCAATTGCTAATTTTTTAAACAGATCAGATCTTACAACTGAGATACAAGATGATTTTATAAAATTAACAGAAGCTGATTTTAACTCTAAATTAAGAGTTAGAAAAATGATTACACAATCAACAATAACAATTGATAGTGAAACAGAAGCTTTACCAACTGGTTTTTTACAAGTTAGAGATTTTTATATTTTAAGTGGTAGTACAAAATATCCATTAAGATACATGACTCCTAGTCAAATGGATCAAGTAAAAGGTACATCTGTTACAGGCATACCACAAGCTTATACAATATTAGGTGATACTTTTAGATTTATGCCAAAACCTGATGCTAGTTACACAGGCTATATAAATTATTACAAAAAATTTGATACATTATCAGATACAAATACTACAAATTTTATATTAACAGATCATCCAGCAATTTATTTGTATGGATCTTTGTTTCATGCAGCAAACTTTTTAGGTGGTGTTAATCCACAACAAGTTCAATCTTGGACACAAATGTATGGCACAGCTCTAGAAAGATTAGAATTAAATGATAGAGAAGATCAATTTAGTGGATCTCCTTTACAAATTAGAAGTGAGGATACAATAGCATCCCCATTTAAAACAAGTTACACAAATACAACTAATACAGCTTAATTATGCAATTACCTTTTGGAGAATGGTTGCCAGACCAACCAGAACATTTAAATCCAGGTGCTAATGTAGCAACAAATGTCTACCATGCACAAACAAGCTACAAACCAGTAAAAGGTTTAGTTGCTTATAGTGGTACAAGTAATGTTACACAAAACGCAAAAGGTGCTGGTAGTTTTAGAGATAATACGAATACAGTTTTTACATTTGTTGGAACAAAAGATAATATTTATAAACTTACCTCTGGTACATTTTCTAGTGTAAAAGGCTCATGTACTGTAAGTGGTGGCGATACAGATTTTTTTACATTTACGCAATTTGGCCAATATATAATTGCTAGTAATGGAGTTAACGCTCCAATGTATTATTTAATGGGTACTTCAACAAACTTTGCGACTTTGCAAAGCCTTGTAACATCAAGTGGAAGTGGGACAGTACCAGCTAAATTTAGAGTTAGCGGAGTTATTAGAGATTTTTTAGTTACAGGTAATATTGAAAACGCAAAAAATAGAGTTCAATGGAGTGGTATAAACGATATATCAACTTGGGAGGCTGGAGTTAGTTCAAGTGATTTACAAGATTTGCCTGGTTCTGGTGGACAGGTAGTAGCAATAACCTCTGGTGAAATTGGATATGTGTTTCGACAAAATCAAATTATAAGGATGGACTTTGTCGGAGGAAATGTTGTATTCAGATTTAGTGTAATTTCTCCAAATAGAGGAGCCGTCTATGGCCAAACTGTTTGCCAAGATAATAGACAAATATTTTTCTACGCTGATGATGGATTTTTTCAAATTAACGGAGACCAAGTGTTGCCTATTGGAGCGGAGAAGGTAAATAGATTTTTTGACGAAGATTTAAATAAAGCATACACAGATAGAATTACAGCCGCTGTTGATCCATTCAATACTTTAGCGATATGGTTATATCCTAGTAAACAAAATCCTAATACGACAGGAATTTGTGATAGATTATTAATTTATAATTATGTTACGCAAAAATGGTCAATTGCTAATGTAAAAGCATCACAAATATTTAAACAATTTGTAGTAGTTAATACAGTTGAGTTAATGGATATTATAAGTGAAAATTTAGAAGATATTAATATTTCGTTAGATAGTGCTTATTGGACAAGTGGTAATTTATATCTTGGCGCAATAGATGAAGATTTTAAAGCTGCTATCTTTAGTGGAAAAACTTTAGAGGCAGAACTTGAAACAACAGAAACTGAATTGTTTCCTGGCCTAAGAGCAAATATTACAGGTGTTAGGCCTATTGTAGATGCAACATCAAATGTTGTTTTAAAGACTAGAGATAAACTTGCGGATACAGTTACTAGTTCATCATCAAGTACAATAAATACATCAGGGATTGCTCCCATTAGACAATCAGGTAGGTATATGAGAGCCAATGTAAAAATACCAGCAGAAAGCATTTGGACTCATGCACAAGGAATAGACCTAACTGCAAGTCAAGGTGGATCAAGATAATGAGTGATAAAGTTGATATTGATAATGTTAGGTATTCATTTGAAACACAAGAACTTTTTCAAAGGCAAGTCGAAGTAGCCGTCAACGAATTAATAAATAAAAACAATACAGAAAACGATAAAGCGTTTAACTGGTTTATGGGGTAATATGACAACAAACATAAAAGATTATTCAACAACACAAGCAAATAACACTTCTTTAAATGGCATTAGTACGGCAGAGGGGATGTTACCTTCTAATTTAAATAATGCAATTAGAGCCTTGATGAAGAATACTAGAGATTGGGCGAATGACTCCCAGTGGTTTGAGTATGGTGATGGTGATGCAAGTTACACCGCAGCTTACGCATCAGGCACATCTTTTACAATCAATGGTTCAGATGTAACTTCTGTTTATCATGCTGGAAGAAGAATTAAACTTACAGCTAGTACACCTGGCACAATCTTTGGAACAATTGCTAGTTCGTCATTTTCTACAAACACAACTGTCAATGTAACTTGGGATAGCGGATCACTTTCTAATGAAACTATATCTAATGTTTATATAGGTGCTTTATCAAAAACTAACTCATCAATACCTACAGAAATTATTGGCACAACTAATATTGCTAGTAGTGCTGTAACAACAGCAAAGATTGCAGCAGATGCTGTTGATGGTACTAAGATAGCAGACGACAGTATAAACTCAGAGCATTATGTAGATGGATCAATAGATACAGCTCATATTGCAGACGCACAAATTACAACTGCTAAAATTACAGATGCAAATGTTACAACTGCAAAAATAGCAGCTGATGCAATTACTGGTGCAAAAATAGCTGATGATAGTATAAATTCCGAACACTATGTTGATGGTAGTATTGATACTGCACACATAGCAGATAGCCAAGTAACCCTTGCTAAACTTGCTGGTGATTCAGTTAACTCATCTAAAATTGTAGATGGTTCAATTGTAAATGCTGATGTCAATGCTAGTGCAGCAATAGATGCAACTAAAATACATGATGGCACAATCTCTAATACAGAGTTTGGTTATCTTAATGGTGTAAGTTCAAATATACAAACACAACTAGATGCAAGAGAGGCATCTAACGCTAGTTTAACAGCAATTGGTGCTTTAGCGACTACAGATGGTAATTTTATTGTTGGAAGTGGATCTACTTGGGTAGCAGAAAATGGTGGTACTGCCAGAACATCTTTAGGATTAGGAACTATTGCAACACAAGCTGCAAATAGTGTAGCCATATCTGGAGGTACGATTACAGGACTTGGTACACCATCATCTAATTCAGATGCCGCAACAAAAGTTTATGTAGATAATTTAGTTACAGGATTAAAAACAAGAATTATTTGTAGATCTGCAACAACAGCAAATATTACATTATCATCTGATCTTCAAAATGGAGATACTTTAGATGGTATTACACTTGCTACAGGAAATAAAGTTTTAGTTAAAGATCAAACAGATGCTACAGAAAATGGTATTTATGATGTTGTGGCTTCTGGAACAGCTACAAGAAATACAGACTATGATACAGTTGCAGAACTTGCTGGTCAATTAGTTATAATTCAAGAGGGTACATCTAATGCTGATAAATTCTTTTTATGTACTACTGATAACTCAGGTTCAATTGGTTCAGTAAATATTACTTTTACAGTTGTCGTACCATCTAATCAAGGTGATGTAACCTTAAATGGTGTTCAAACATTAACAAACAAAACTTTAACATCACCAGTTATATCTGACATTGTATCAGTATCTAATGGTAACATATCAGTATCACCAAATGGTTCTGGTAAAGTTTTATTAGATGGCGATGGATCATCAGGTGGTGTTGCTGTTACAGATGGATTGGTAGAAATTAAAACTGGAACTGGTAATGTTGCTAAAGTAAAATTTTATTGTGAGTCATCAAATGCTCATGCACAAACCTTACAAGCTGCACCACATTCATCAGCAAGTTCAGCAGTATTAGTTTTACCAACAGCTTCTGGAACACTTATTGGTACTGGAGACTCAGGTACTCTACCAGTTGCAGCAATTGATATTGATGGAGCAACTGACATTGGTGCTGATTTAACTACATCAGATTTAATTGTAGTAGATGATGGAGCTGGTGGTACGAATAGAAAAGCAGCTTTATCAAGAATAGTAACTTTAGTAGATGCAAACTCTAGTGCTGCTAGTGCTGGATTTGCTGTTGCTATGGCAATAGCACTTTAATTAACAAAA